AACCCCATACCTTTTTTGGTATGTGTCCTGCTGACGTAGTGATGGATATTCAGCGTATTAAGTCTAATGTCCAACGTGGCATCCTAGACTCTTTGGCTCAAGCTATCCATCCACGCACTGCCATCGTAGAAGGACAAGCCAACATGGAAGACGTCCTTAATACTGAAGTGGGTGCTGTGATTCGCATGAGAGCGCCAGGCATGGTTCAGCCGTTTACTACTCCGTTTGTTGGTCAGGCAGCATTCCCAATGCTTGACTACTTGGATGACATTAAACAGACCCGTACAGGCATTTCCAAGGCCGCTGCAGGGTTAGATGCAGATGCTCTCCAGAGTACAACCAAAGCCGCAGTATCAGCGACTGTCAATGCCGCACATCAGCACATTGAGATGATTGCCCGTATCTTTGCGGAAACTGGTTTACGTAAGTTGTTTACTGGCATCTTGAAGTTGGTTGTTGAGAATCAAGACCGAGCAAGAATGGTTCGTTTGCGTAATACATTCGTACCAATTGACCCCCGTTCATGGGATTCTAAGATGGACGTAACAGTCAATGTGGGTGTTGGTGATGGCACTATTGAAGACCGAATCAATATCTTGAATCAGGTTGCAATGCGTCAGGAAATGCTGATTGAAAAGACAGGTCCTAATAATCCTGTTGTAACAATACCACAGTACACAAACACTTTAACCAAGATGTTGCAACTTGCTGGCATCAAGGATTCACAGAATTACTTTAATCAGTTACCTGCTGACTTCCAACTGCCAGAACCTCCAGAACCAAAGCCTACGCCAGAGGAAGTTTTGGCCCAAGTACAAGCACAATCTATTCAAGCGGATATTCAAAAGAAAGCTGCTGAATTGGATTTAGAGCGTCAGAAAATGATTATGTCTGATGACAGAGAAAGAGATCGTATTGAGCAAGATGGTATTTTGCGTAGATATGAGCTAGAATTGAAATATGGTGTACAAATTCAAAGCGCAGAAATAGATGCTGCAATGAATAGAGACCGAGAATTAATCCGTCAACAGGCTGCAATGAATCAGGCGCAAGTCCCTCAACAGCCCCAACCAATGATGTAAATGGACGATTTAGAAATTAACCTCGCAAGAGGAGACAGAGCTAGGTTACTTCTTGAGGATGAACTTCTCAATGAAATGCTTACAAAGATTGAAGACGATTGTTATCGTGAGATTAGGAATTCCAAGTTAATGGAAAATCCTATTCGAGAGCAAGCTTACTTGCTTCTGACAACAGTTGACATTCTGAGAGCAAAACTACGCTCTGTTATGGATACAGGCAAGATGGCAGAGGTTGCCCTTGTTCGCAGACGGGGTAGACCCCCAAACAAATGATTGTTAAACTAAGAGGTAGATATGTCCGATAACGCAAATGCAGTCGGTTCGATTACAGTAAACCAAGCAGCGCAAAGCTTTGCTTCCATGCTAGACGCTCAAGAGGGTGTTGACACTGGTGCAGAGGCGCAACCAGAGGAGGAGCAATCCGAATCTGAGTCTGAAGAGGTGGAATCTGCGGAATTGCAAGAAGAAGCAGAGGAACCCTCCGAGGAAGTAGGAAGCGAAGACGAAGAGTCCGAAGAAGAAGCTCCAAGGGATCAGAAGTTTATTGTCAAAGTTGATGGTAAAGAAATCGAAGTCCCAAAGGAAGAACTGATCCGAGGTTATCAACGTGAAGCTGACTACACACGGAAAACGCAGAAACTAGCAGAAGAGCGCAAATTAGTCGAATCTGAGTTTCAGCAAGTACGTGTAGAGCGTGAACAATATTCACAGGTGTTAGGACAATTACAGCAGAAACTACAAGAGTTTGAGCCTCAAGAGCCTGATTGGAATCGTTTAGAAGTTGAAGATCCGACTGAATATGCCCGTCAATGGACATCACATCAGCGTAGACAGCAACAACGATACGCAGTACAAGCAGAGCAGATGAGACTTCAGCAAATGTATCAAGCTGAATCCCAAAAGCATATACAAGCTACTTTAGCGCAGGAAACTGCAATATTGAAAGAGAAAATTCCAGAGTGGAGTTCTCCAGAGAAAGCTAAAGCAGAAGGTAAGGCTTTATTGGAATACGGACAGCAATTGGGCTTTTCCGAGCAGGAGCTGAACACTATCTCTGATTCACGGGCATTACTAGCGCTTCACAAAGCGTGGAAGTATGACCAGATGATGAGTAAGCGTCCAGAATTCCAAGCGAAGATTAAGAAAGCACCAAAGATGGTTAGTTCTGGTTCAGCGGGTAGCGTAAGTTCTAAGTCGAGTGATTTAAATAACGCAAAAAAGCGTCTTGCACAAACTGGAAGCGTCAGAGATGCCGCATCCCTTTTCGAGAAATTTATTTAAGGACCTATCATGGCTGCTATTACAAACACGTACACCCGATTTGACGCTAAAGGCGTTCGGGAAGATCTTTCAAATGTTATCTATCAGATTTCACCAGAAGAAACTCCATTTATGAGCAATGTTGGTCGTGAAAACGTATCCAACACATTCTTTGAATGGCAAACAGATGACCTGGCTGCTGCCAGCACAACCAATGCACAGATCGAGGGCGATGACATCACCTCTTTCACAGCAGTTACAGCTACAGTTCGTTTGGGCAACTACACCCAGATTAGCCGTAAGGATGTAATCATTGCTGGTACTTTGGAAGCTGTTGACAAAGCAGGCAGGCGCTCAGAATTGAGCTACCAAATGGCTAAAAAATCTGCGGAAATTAAGCGTGACATGGAGTCAACAATGTTGGCTAACCAAGCCGCTGCCGCTGGTTCTACGTCATCTGCCCGTAAATCAGGCGCTTTGTTGGCCTTCTTGAAGACCAATACTAGCGAAGGTACTGGTGGTTCTGATCCTTCATATACCACTATCCCTGATGCGGCTCGTACTGATGCTACAACTACTAACTTGCGTTCATTCAGCGAAGCATTGCTGAAAGACGTAATTCAGAAGGTGTGGACAGAAGGTGGTGCTCCTTCCATCGTTATGGCTGGTCCTGTTAACAAACAGAACTTGTCTAAGATGGCTGGTATTGCTGGTCAGCGTTTCAATGCTACAGGTGCAAAGCCTTCAACCATCATTGGCGCTGCAGATGTTTATGTTTCCGATTTTGGTAACGTAAGCATTGTTGCTAACCGCTTCCAACGTGAGCGTGATGTTTTTGTGCTTGATCCTGAGTACGCAAGCGTCTGCTATCTGCGTCCCTTTCAGACAGTTGAACTGGCTAAGACAGGTGATGCCGAGAAGCGTATGCTCTTGTGTGAGTGGGGCTTGAAGATCAAGAATGAGAAAGCTCATGGCGCAGTCTATGACTTGAACTCAACAATTCAGACCTAATCTGAGTAACTAAGGGTGGGCTAATAACCCACCCTTTTTTTTATGACTACAAAAATCTTTGACATAAACCAAGAGATGGGAACCAAGAAACTTTGGCATTACGACAATGACAAAGATGAGGCAACCATTCAAACCATTATTGATGCTACTGAGGTAGTTGAAAGTAATAAAGAACGATTTAACTCGTTTGATGAGAAAGCCAATTGGAAGGGTGATATGCACCATGTTGCATCCATCCCGATGGCTTTGTTTTATCAGATGAAAGCAGAAGGCAAACTTGATGACCAAGCTTACATGAAGCGTTGGTTGAATGACCCTGATAATCGTGCATTTCGCACAAGACCTGGAGAAGTTTAATGGATAGTAAGACCATTGGAATTTTGGTTCCAACACGGGATTTTGTTAACTCTGGATTTGCTTTTGATTTAGCTAGGCTAGTTGGATTTACTGTAGGTACAACAAATCACAAGGTAGTTATCTACACTAGCTCTGGCACATTGTTGTCAGCACAACGTCAGGATTTGGCTAGGGATGCTATTGCGGCTGAATGTACCCATACCCTGTGGCTAGATAGCGATATGCGGTTTCCAAAAGATTCTATCATTCGCTTGTTAAAACACGATACGGGTATTGTGTGTGGAAACTATGCAAAACGTAGATTCCCTACAGAGCCTATTGCGGTAAAGAAAAATACCCCAGATATGGATGCAACATTTATCAATCGGGTATATACTGACGATGATTCAACAGGACTTGTTGACGTAGACTACTGCGGGATGGGTGTAATGCTTGTCAAATCCGAAGTCTACAAATCTATGGAATATCCTTGGTTTGCTATCCCTTGGGTTCCCGCTGCGGAAGACTACATTGGTGAAGATGTATGGTTTTGCCGTAGAGCCGCCCAGAATGGGCATAAAACATATGTGGATCAAGATCTTTCTAAAGAGATCTTCCATATTGGAACATTTGAGTTCAAACATGAGCATACACTAGCGTGTAGGGATGTAGAAAATGGCACTTGATACCTTTAGTGGATTGAAGACAACGATTGCTGATTATCTTAATCGGGATGACCTGACTTCTATTATTCCTAGCTTTATCTCTATTGCAGAAGCAAAATTTAATCGTAAATTGCGTGTGCGCCAGATGGTAAAGCGGGCTACTGCCACTTTAGATACTGCTTTCTTTGCTTTTCCATCAGACTTTCTACAGGCTAAAGAGTTTCAGTTAAACACAAACCCAATTACATATCTTGAGTTTGTTACTGAAAAGCAGGGTGATTTAATGCGTCAAGATGCAATCATTGCTGCTGCTAAACCAAAATATTACACTATTGTCGGTACTCAGTTAGAAGTAATTGCAAGTCCAGATAGTGGTTATACGGGTGAACTTACCTATTATGGTAAGATTCCTGCGTTGAGTGATTCAAACACAAGCAACTGGCTTCTAGCTTATGCCCCAGACTTGTACTTATATGGTGCATTGGTTGAGGCAACTCCATATTTGAAAGATGATGAGCGTCTTGCCACTTGGAGTACGTTGTATACAAACTCCTTGGGCGACATAGAGGTGGCAGATCAAAGGGCATCTGTTTCTTCTACTCCGATTGTTCGTGCCCGATCTTTGGGGTGATATATGGCTGGTTCATTTTCCGATTACTTAGAAGATAAGCTTCTAAAACACGCATTTACCAATACGTCTTATACACCTGCATCTACTTTGTATGTAGGTTTGTATACTGCCGCACCTACTGATGCTGGCGGTGGCACACAAGTGTCTGGTGGTAGCTATGCCCGAGTATCTGTAGCATTTACTGTAAGTGGAACTGGTACGTTGTGTACTAACTCTGCTGCAGTAGAGTTTGCTGCCGCTACTGCCTCATGGGGAACCATTGTTGCTGTTGGCGTATTTGACGCTTCAACTTCTGGCAATCTATTGGCTTGGGCAGACTTAGCTGTAAACAAAACAATTGAATCGGGTGATATTTTCCGTATCCCTACTGGCGATCTTGACATTACATTGAGTTAATCATGGCACTTGTACTTGCTGATCGGGTAAAGGAAACTACTACCACAACAGGCACAAGTGATTTTGCACTTGGTGGTGCTGTAAGTGGCTTCCAAACATTTTCTGCTGGTGTTGGCAATAGCAACACTACTTACTACTCAGTAGCCCTTGGTTCTGATTGGGAAGTTGGTCTTGGCACGTTATCTAGTGATGGATTAACGCTTGCCAGGACTACTGTATTGCAGTCTAGCAATAGTGATACAAAAGTCTCGTTTGCTGCAGGATCTAAAGATGTATTTGTAACTTACCCTGCTGATAAGTCAGTATTGAGTGACTCTACACAGACACTGACAAACAAGACTTTAACTAGTCCTACATTAACCACACCTATTCTTGGTACACCTCAGAGTGGTGTTTTGACTAACGCTACTGGATTGCCTTTAACTACAGGTGTTACTGGTACTCTTCCAGTTGGTAATGGTGGCACAGGTGCTACTACTTTAACGCTAAATAATGTAATTCTAGGAAATGGAACTTCTGCAGTTCAAGTTGTTGCTCCAGGCACTACAGGAAATGTACTGACTTCTAATGGCACAACATGGTCTTCTACTGCGCCAGCGGCTAGTGGTCTAACAAGAGCGCAAGTAAGTGCTGTTTCACTTGTTTTTGGAATTTAAGGATAAATCATGGCAGCACCAAATATTCTTGCCGCAACTACTGCAACACCGCATACAGTTTCAATTACTCCTGCAGATACAGCTCGTAACGCATTAGTTGCCGCCCCATCTTCTGGAGCAGTGCAAAAGATTAACCAAATTATGGTTGCAAACATTGATGGTGCAGCAGCTTATGACGCAACAGTTGAAGTTCGCTTGGCTGATGGCACAACATACAGATCATTAGCCTCAACAATCTCTATACCAGCAGATGCTTCATTGATTATTTCTGATAAAACTACTATGTTTTATTTGATGGACACTTCTGTTTCTGGTGAGGCAAGCACTTTGTGGGTTACTAGTAGTACCGCAAGTAAGCTTACCTATACAGTAAGTTACGAAACAATTTCCTAATTGGTGATCTTATGGGAATACGATCAATTGGTAATTTTGTTTCAGCAGCTTTTAATCCTTTAAATC